CCCGTTTCAATAAGTATTAGTAAAATAATTACCCAAGATAATAATGATAATATTGAATATATTACAAAATCATCTGAAGAAGTTATATCTAATTGCAAATCTAAATCTATTGATTTATTATACTTAGATACTGGTAATATGGACGAGGAAACTGCACTATTACATTTAAGAGAAGCTGAATTAGTTGTTAAACATGATATTTTAAAAGATGATGGGTTAATATTAATAGACGATGTTAGAAATCCATATATGTTATTAAACAATAAAACTACTAATAAGTTAGGTAAATCTAAATATGGTTTGCCCTGCCTATTAAAAAATGGATATGAAATAATTGAAGATGAATATCAAGTTTTATTAAAAAAAATAAATTAATAATTAAATTTTAAATAAAATATATTTTAAAATTTAAATACTCAATTAGATTTATCAATTGTAAAAACTATATCATCATAACGATTTTTATTATTTCGTAAATCATATGATTTTATATATTTTTTTAAATATTCAGGTACTTCATTTATAAGAGATTGTATCCAATTAATAGATTGAACATCCTCTATAATTAAAATTCCATCATCCTTAATTAACGGATGATATAATTTTATAAATTTTTTCATAGATTCTAATGTATGTGGGCCATCGTCAAGTATAAAATCAAATTTTATATCTTTATTCACAAATTCACTATTAACCAAACTTTCATCATATCCATTTTGTCCTAATAACATTTTTATTTTTTTATCATTTATAATATCTCCCCAAAGTTTCTCCGGAGATTCTGTCATCAAATCTATACCATATACAGTAGCATTTACAAAAAAATCCCTCCATAATTTAATACTACCTCCTTTACATATTCCCACTTCCAAAACATTTGTTGCAGAATTTTTTTTTTTACCTAATAATTTTTGATATAAATCTATGTAAGAATGTGTTGTGTTTTTATCAGTTCTCGAATCGTCTATTAATTCTTTTAAATTCATTATATATATTTTATACTTAATTGTTTTAAGTATTTTTTAAATCTTATATCTTGAAAAAATATATTAAACATATTATAATTTAAATATTATATATGAAGTATGCTTTGCAAATTTACGGTGAATTAAGAAGTTTCGAAAGATGTATTCCTCAAGTTCTAAAATTTTTATCATACGATATTAATAATTTTGATGTTTTTTTGCTTATAGACAGAAAAGGTGGGAAATCTCATAATCCTAGAAATAAAAATAATTATTCCGCAGAAAATATTAATAAATTAAAAATAATGTTAGGTGAATCTAAAATTAAAAAACTAGTATTTTTTGACGAATTAGAAAATATAAATGAAATTAATAAAAAAGAAGAAACTATGACAAATGAAGTTAATAAATTGTGGAGAGAAATAAATCAAGTACACGGAGGAATTACAAATTGGCCATTCGTATGTAATTTACTTTATAGACATTATTTATTGAATAATATTCGTAATGAATATGAAAAAGAAAACAAAATAACATATGATTATGTTGTAAGAACTAGGTTTGATTTCGGCACTACTTATGATAAACCATTTATTTTTAGTAAAGAAACAACTCCTGTAATGTGTTCTGATGCTATGATAATTGGTAATCCCACTTTTATTGATACCTTGTGTGATGCTACTTTTAACTTCCCACTTATACCCAAGGTTATTTTTGACAAAAATAATAATTATAAAATACGGCCTGAAAAATATGAACAATATAAGAATTGGCGAGGGGCAAAATTTTGGGAAAAAATATGGATATTCGCACCTGAATTAAATATACGATTAGAACTATTAGAAAAAAATATAGATTTTATTGAGGCCTGGTGGTTAGAACCCTGTAATTATGGTTTTAAAATGATAAGACAATATTAATATTTAAAAATAATCCAATATATTATTCATATGATAAAATATATTGGATTTACTCTAGGGCTCCCATCGCACGTACAAAAACTTTTTAATTGTTATTTGAACAGTAATAAAAACTATTTGATTATTGGTCCTTGGATAACATTTGAACAAATGTCTTCATTAAAAAACGATAATTTTGATGTAAAAGTAATAACTGTATATGAACCTATTTTTAATAGTAATATTTACGATAATATTCGCTTCCCTCATCTCCGTGAATTTGTTACAAATTATAAAACATATAAAAATATGTACTTATTCGGATGTGTGGAAAATAATCCCGAAGAAAAAAAAATAAAGTTCCCCCTTTATATGATGGAGAGATTTCCTATTTATAAAAACCCTAATATGTATTTCACAAAAGCAAATAATTTTATAAAAAACACAGATATATTTTCAAAGAATTTTTGTTGTTTAATTAATAGATGGGACCCTGATAAACACAGAACAAAAATGCATAATATATTAAATAAACTAGGTAAAATAATTTGTCCTAGTTCTTTATTAAAAAACTGTAGTAATCAACAATTAAATATACTGGGAAAAACAGAATATATAAAACAGTTTCTATTTAATATTTGTTCTGAAAATACTGATAATACACATGAGGGTTATATCACAGAAAAATTAATGGATTGTTGTCTCGGTGGAGCTATACCAATTTATGCTGGATGGTTTGACGAATATGATGCCAGAATATTCAATAAAAATAGAATTATATTTTATAATTCCAAAGATGAATCATCCTATGAAAAAGTTTATAATCAAGTTAAAACATTACTTGAGAATAAAGAAAAATTAAACAACTTTTATAGACAACCCATATTTTGTAATACAGCAGTTGAAACAATAGAAAAATTAAAAATAAACTTAAAATATATTTAAAAATAGAAAAAATATTATATATATAAAATGTCGAACAACGATATGAAACATGGAATATTATATTTTCATCAAGGATGGACTGATATAATTAACGGATTAAGTTTAATTAATTATTATTGTGAAAAATATGATAATATTTACCTGTTAATTAAAAAAGATACACAGAATATTATAGATTTTTATACTAAGAATATAACTAATATTAAATTAGTATATCTAGACAAATCTATATTAGATTCAAACGGTTGTGGTCGAGGGTTTAATTATAGTTCAGGATGGGTTTCTGAATCCCGAAATAATTTGTTAAATATTGTTAAAAATAAATTTAATATTATCGAAAAAATAGATAAGCTTTATATTGGTGGTCATGATTTAATGAGAGAAGATGAATATAAAGGTGTCTTTACAAGAAACTATTATAGAGATAGCAATTTTTGCAAACTTTTTTATACCAGTTACAATATACCATATGAAACACGAATATCTCATTTTAAATTTGAGAGAGATTTAATATTAGAAAACAAGATATATACACAGTTTACACAGAAATATGGAGATAAATATATATTGTATCATAATATGGGGGACACTACAGTTAGAAAGGAAACCGGAGGAAAAGCTTTTGATGTCAGTATAATAGAAAATCCTCATAATTTTCCAACAGTTAATTTAGACAATATTTCTGCTGTAATATTTGATTTTATAAAAGTTTTAGAGAACGCAATAGAAATACATTTATTAGATAGTTTTTGGGGGGTATTTATATATTTACTCGATGCAAAATATAAATTATTCAAAGATAAAAAAATTACATTGTACGTTAAAAGAGGATATTATACAATGTTTACGGAACCTGTAAAATTAGATAACTGGATAATTAAAAGATAACTTTATCAATTACTATTTGGATAGTCGGGTCCCACCCCCAATCTTACCTGATGTATTCATTTTTAATTTATCATATTTTTCTATACCATGATAACTATTTACCCACATTTCTATACCATCATAATAATTATTATTTTGAACATAATCCAAATAATATAATCCGGAATGTATTATTGACAGTTGTAAATTTGCTTCTGCTGTCCACCAAAATTTAATATCTTTTGTATAAAATTCCCCCCATTTTTTAAATAATGTTTTGGTAAATTTTTTAAAATTATCACCATTAGAAAAAAAACAAGCATCATTAATAGTTATCACAAAATCTTTTTTTATTTTATTATTAAATAAAGTTCTATTATTCAAATAGGGTTCTATTTGATTATAAGACTCTTTATTTAATATATATTGTCCCCCTAAAAATTTGGTTGTTCTCCAATATAAATAATTATTTATCCTATATTCATTAACATGATAACTATCATCTTCTTCAATTTTATCATAATAATATTTCAAATTATTATAAGATTTTAATAATATGTTATTTTTATCAGAAAAATAATGGTTTGGTCCAAATTTATCATGTTTTAAAAAAAAATCTGGTCTTATTTTCATTATAAAATCATATTTTATACCATTTTCTTTTTCGTATTTCTCTATCTCTAATAACGCATTATGTAAATGATAATACTGATGAAAACCGCCACGAAAGGAATGTTGGTTAAAAAAATTTGCATCTTTGAAAGGCACGTGTATAGAAAGATTACGGTTACCAATTATACCCTCATTAACACAATCATTAAAAAATTGTTTTTTTTTAACTAGTATTGATGAAGTTGGTAAATTTTCAGTATCTATAATATCTTTACATATCTTTTCATGAAATGAATCTTTAATAGTATCTATAAATTTTATCTTGTCCTCACCGAAATATTCTACTAATTTTTTATTCATTTCTAACGTACAATTATTATAAATAAAAATATCTGTATTTGAATTATCTAAATCATAACATCTTTTTATTTCGTCTAATTCAGTAACATCACCATTTACTTTTTTATTTAAAAATTTACCAACTATAATAACTGCTACTTTCATATATTTATAAGTTAAAGAATTGACTTTAATATATTTTATATAATATATGAAAAAAATAGCAATATTAATTTCAGGTTATATAAGAACCTTTGAAAATAATATAAATTATTTTCAAAATAATGTTTTACAAAACAATGAGGTTGACATATACATACACAAAACAAAAAATGAAAAAAATGATAAATATAACAATACGAATAATTGGGATAATATAAAAAAAATTTTGAAACCAAAGATTATTTTAGAAACAGATGAATTACATTTTAATGCTAATAATAAAATAAATAATTTATTAAATCAGTTTTATAAATTTTATATATTGAATAATATTAAAAATACTATAGAAAAAGAAGAAAATATTATTTATGATGTTGTAATCAAATGGAGACCAGATATTTTGATAAATAGTAAATTAGATTTTACAGTAATAGAAAATAATACCATTTATATTCCTAGTGATTCAAAAATAGATACATTAAAATTAATGAATGAAAAAGATAAATATTTATGTGATATAATTGCCTACGGAGATAATAATAGTATGAATTATTACTTTAATTTTTATAAAAAACTAAATGATTTAATAAAAATATATGGCAATTGTTCCGAAACATTATTATATTATTATCTTCAAAATATAACATATAAAAATATTGATATTGATTATTCGGTAATATTATCTACTTGTAATATTATAAGTATTTCGGGAAATTCTGGTTCAGGAAAAACAACATTATCTAATTATCTACAAAAAGATATTTCAGATAGTTTTATTTTAGAGTGTGATAGATATCATAAATGGGAAAGAGGTAATAAAAATTGGGAAAAATGCACACATTTAAATCCTGAAGCTAATTATATTACAAAAATGCAAAAAGATGTATTTGATTTAAAAATTGGAAAAAATATTTATCAAGTAGATTATAATCATAAAACTGGCAAATTTACTAGTGAAGAATTAATTGAAAGTAAAAACACTGTTCTTGTTTGTGGTTTACATAGTTTATATAACCACAACTCAAATCTTAATATTTTTATGGATACCATGAAAGATTTAAATATTATTTGGAAAATAAAAAGAGATATTAAAAAAAGGGGTTACGCAATAGAAAAAGTATTGAATAGTATTAAAAAAAGAGAAAAAGATTTTATTAAATATATATTACCTCAAAAAAATAACGCAGACATTATTGTTAATTTTTATACCAACGATATAGTTTCATTTACAGATTTGGAGAGAAATTATGAAATAAAACTTAATATATTTATTAAAAAAAAGTATAATATTACTTTTTTATTATTAGATACCAAAAATTTTGTTATTCAAAACAAAGAAAAATATTATAAAATAAATGTGATAACACCTAAAGAAAATTTTTATAATACTATTAAATATGTAATAAAAAATTTAAATAATAAACAATAATATTTTATATATGTTTTATAAAAATATTATTTTTGATGTAGATAATACTCTATATAACTACGATTTTTGTCATGAAAAAGCAATAAATAGTATTTTCTACAATATTTCAAATGAAAACAAATGTAATATTGATTCCGTTGAAAAATTATATAATGAAATTAATAAAACTCACAAATCATTAACAATTAATACAGCTTCTTCCCATAATAAATATATAAAAATTAAACAGTTGTTAGATAAATACAATATGATAAATTACGATGAAATGCATAACTTATACTGGGACACATTTTACAAAAATATGAACCCATTTAAAGGTGTTATTGATTTTATAAAATGGAATAAATCTATAGGTATTATTATTGGCATATTGACTGATTATGAAACAGAATATCAAATAGAAAAGTTAAAAAGATTAGACTTACTTCAATATATAGATTGTATTGTAACCAGTGAAGAAATAGGATGTGAAAAACCTAGTATACACGCGTTTAATTATATTTTAATGAAAATGGATGCGACAAGACATGAAACAATTATGATAGGTGACAATTTCAAAAAAGATATAATTGGTTCCAAAGAAGCAAAAATATATTCTTATTACTTTTGTAATAACCCATTCAAAATAAATAATTTTTTTACAGAATTTAATTCATTTGATTATTTATTAAAATTTTTTTCTGAAATTCAAAACGAATTAACTAATTTAAAAATGATTTCTAGATATTGTGGAGAAAGGTTTGATTTAGTTCAAGCAGGTGGAGGCAATACATCAGTCAAAATAAATGATATTATGTTTATAAAAGCATCTGGATTTAATTTGTCCGATATTACAAAAAACTCTGGATATGTTTGTATTCATAATAAAGAACTTTTAAATGACTTATCTAATAATACAATAAAAAAAATAATAGACTACAATATGTATGGAAAATTACGAGGTTCAATAGAAACATTTATGCATAGCATACTTAAAAAATATACCATACATTTACATCCTATTCAAGTAAATAAAATTTTAATATTAAAAAATTCAAAATATGTTATACAAAAATTATTTCCTGAAGCATTAATCATTGACTATATTACTCCTGGAATAAAGGTATATAACAAAATAAGTAAAAAATATTCAGGAGAAGAGGTAATATTTTTGATTAATCATGGATTAATTATCAATACAAATGAGTTTGACAAAATTAAGGTTATATTAGATAATATTATTGATAAATGTAATTCTTATTATAATTTTGATAATTCAAATTATAAATTAACAAATAAAATAAGCAAATATATTTTTGACAACTATAAAATAGATGTCATATCATATTTATCTCAAGACATAATAATAACAAAATATATACAAAATAATATCAAATTATTTACAGAAAAAATTACATTCCCAGATGCATTAATTTATTGTGGTATAAAACCTCTCATAGGTAATATTGAAGATATTCAAACATATTTTAATAACTATAATGAATTACCTAAAATTATAATTATAGAAAATTTATTATTTATAACATCAAATAGTTTAAAAAAATGTAAAGAAATTGAAGATGTATTAAAAGCAAATTTACTTATATTGGATACTAAAGAAAAAAAACAATATTTATCACAAGATGAAATTTGTTTTTTAAATAATTGGGATGCTGAAAAATATAGGCAATTATTATAAATTATATATCCAAGGACTGTTCAATCCTTCGTCTAATTTTTCTACTTCACCATTTAAATCAAATTCTATTTTTTTATATTTACTTTGTGAATTCCATCCTGTATTTGAACCATCTGTATATGATACTAAAATTTTATTTTCATATATTTTTTCTATTTCACCAACTATTAATCCGTCTAATGTTTTAACTCTCATATATGTTTTGAATTCTGTATTTTCTACATGCTTTGTTCTCATATCATATTCAACGTCTACACAATCTAAACAAAATTTAAATCGGCTATTTACATCTAAAAATGTTGGAGATATAATTGCTTTTAGTTTTGTATTTTTTTTTGAAAATACAACATTTGCTAATCCACCCCCAATAGCACCTATAACATGAGTAGCATTTGAAAAATACTGAATTTTTTCTATTATTGTTAATTTTTCACCAAAAATTTCCTTATAACCTTCTTTTACCAATTTATCAACTAATTCGTCTTCATTTACTAGTTTTCTTCTAGTTGTATAATTAGTTCCAATATTAGAAAAATCATTATGTAACCAACTTCTTCTAGAAATATATAATTTCTTTGGTGTTTTATTATCATACCTTTCATTTACAATATTCACAAAATGTTTATAAAAATCAAATATTTCTTTTCTAGGAGGTAAATTAGAATCTATGTCATGTGTATAAGAAGTTGATATATATACATTACTATATTCTGTTTCGGTATTAGCAATTACTATATCCTTTTTCGTTATGTTTAAAAGTTGTAAAAATTCAGTTACAAATCTATACATTTCTTTTTTTTGTGGATTTGGCAATTGCATTAATAATTTTAATTTTGGTAATTCTTTCTTTAATTCAAAAAAAGATATTAAATAAGGTAAAGTATCATACAAAAAATGAAAATAGTTATCAGTATTATAAATAAAAAAGAATAATGGGTCAGTCATATGTTTTTTAATTTCATTTTTTACATAATTATATTCCATATTTTGTTTTTCGTATATTGTTCCAGATTTTAAAGACATTGTTCTTTCTAACAAAGGGAGAATAAGTTTTTTATTTGTTTTTAAAAGCACATTAGGATAGAAAATAGAATGACCAGTTAAACAAACATTTTTTGCATTATAGATATTAATTTCTCTATTGTTATCATCCTTTTTTAGTATATTTTTAAATATTGGTATATTTTTGAATAAATCTATTTTCATTATAATTTAAAATAATAGAGTTATATTTAAATTATAATGAAAATAGCTATTTTTATTTCAGGACAACCTAGGTTAATAGATTTATCATTAATTAATTATTTTAAACTTAATAATATTGAATTTGATATTTACATACATTATTGGGTACCAAAAGATAATAATGCTGTTTGTAGCAGGACGTCAGGAGAAATTACACAGAATAATTTAATGTATAATAAAAATGTTCATAATATATTAATTAATAGTTACAATCCTAAAAAAATTAAACAAGATGTACAGATTGATTTTGAAAAAATAAAATTAAATAAACAAGAAAATTTTAGAAATATAGAAAATTTAGAATATTATGAAATTTTTTATAATGAATATGATAAAAATGTTAACCCAAAAGTACCACAATCCTGTGCGTATAGTTGTAAGAAAGCATTTGAACTATGTGACAACCCAGATGAATATGATTGGTTAATAAAAACAAGGTTTGATACTTATGGTCCATTATTTAGTTCACCCAACTTACGTGCAGCTTCTCCACAATCTAATAGAGATTATTATTTAAGTTATGCAAAAAATATGAATATCACTATTGATTTTAATAAATGTCATAAAGAAAAAATAAATTTTTTCAATATTTATGATGACCCAAACGGAAATGAAAGAGGAGAACCTATGAGTGAAATATGGATAGTTTCTAATAAATGTAAAAAAATTTTTAATTATTATGATGATTTGATTAATTGTGGGTCTTGTTGTCCCAATGAAGCAATATTATATAATTTTTGTAAAAATAATAATTTGGAAATAAATAGCTTGGGAATAAGTTATGGATTCAATAGAAATTATAATAGAAATAACTTTATTTTTATTTAAAAAAACAAAACAAACTATAATTATATGACCCTTTACTGTTGCCATAGAATTAATACAATTGGTGAATTAAAAAAAATACCAAGTAAGTATGGTATTGAATTAGATTTACGGGATAATCTAAACGGAGATATTTATATTTCACATGATCCATTTAAAAGTGGAGAAATTTTCGATGAATTTTTAAAATATTACCATCATTCTTTTATTATTTTAAATATCAAAAGTGAAAGAATAGAATATAAGGTATTAGAGTTACTTAAAAAATATAATATTACAAATTATTTTTTTCTTGATTCATCATTTCCAATGTTATATAAACTAAGTACTGAAGGTGAAAAAAACAGTGCGATACGTTTTTCCGAATTCGAAAGTATAGAGACTATATTAGATATGAAAGATAAAATTAATTGGGTTTGGGTCGATTGTTTTACAAAAAATCCACTAACGCCTATAAAATATAAATTATTAAAAGAGGCCGGATTCAAACTATGTTTTGTTTCACCTGAATTACAAAATCAACCTAAAAAACTAGAATTATATAGAGATTATTTCATTGAAAATAATATAAAATTAGATATGATATGCACAAAGTATTATAATATTGACAAATGGACCCTAAATAAAAGAGATGTTCAAATTATAATACCTATGTCAGGACTAGGACAAAGATTTGTTAATGCTGGGTATAAAACACCAAAACCTCTTATAATAGTTGATAATAAACCAATAATTAAACACGTTATAAATCTTTTTCCAGGTGAAAAAGATATAAAACTTATTTGTAATAATAAACATCTTTGTGAAACTGATATGAAAATAGTGTTGAAAAATATTTGTTCTTATGGTAAAATATATTCAGTTCCTGTTACTGGTAGACAAGGACCAGTTCACGCGGTTAGTTTAATATTTGATAATATTGATGATGATAAAGAAGTTATTATTAGTTATTGCGATTATGGAACATGGTGGGATTATAAAGAATTTTTGAGGGATACGAGAAGTAGAAATGCTGACGGAGCTATTGCTTGTTATAAGGGATTTCATCCACATATGCTTGGAACTGATAATTATGCTTTTTTAAAAGAAACTGAATTAGGTAGTCGTTTGATGTCGGCCATTCAAGAAAAAAAACCATTTACTGACGATAGAATGAATGAATATGCTTCAAACGGAACATATTATTTTAAGACAGGGGCAATTATGAAAAAATATTTTCAAGAACTAATGGATTTAGAATTAAAAGTAAAAAATGAATATTATGTGTCAATGGTTTATAATCTATTAGTTAAGGATAAATTAAAGGTTAATATATTTGAAATAGAACATATGTTACAATGGGGAACCCCGCATGATCTCGAAATTTATAAAGATTGGTCTAGATATTTTGAAAATATAATTAAATCACAATCAAAATTTATAGATAATAACAATACTACGACTTTATTACCTTTGGCAGGTAGAGGTAGTAGATTTGTTAAAAAAGGTTATTTGGTTCCAAAACCATTAATTGATGTTAGCAACAAACCTATGATTGTACAAGCAGTAAATTGTATTCCAAAATCAAGTAATTTTACTTTTATATGTTTAAAAGAACATATTGAAAAATATGAGTTAAAACAAGAACTTGATAAAAATTATAATAATCCTAATATAGTTATTATTGATAAGGTTACTGAAGGTCAAGCTT